TTCTTGAAAAAACTTTTCTAAGTCCAATTAATGCTGTGCAAAAATCACGACTTTTACCACCTTCTACTAAGTCAGGCGCATCCGTACGTAGTCTATATTGGTAAACGACCTCAAATGAACTACCTTGTATATTTGTTTCTCCTTTTGGTGTAAGTTCAAAACCTTTAAGCATTCCCAACTTTTCCAATTCAATTAATTGACGTGTTACAAATGTAGCACCTTGACCAACTGCCTTAACAATTGCACCATAGCTTTCACCACTTTTTACCATGTTCAAAATATTTTGTTGTACATCGGTTAAGTTAGTAGCAAATGAATGTTTAGAAAGCAATTCTTTCTCCATCTTTTCAAGGCTTGTAAAGTCGTTTAATTCGCGCGCAAACACTTCTTTATATTCAGTTCTTCCAACTTCGTTAAACCAACTTAAAACTTGTAAATCTGAAACCTCATTATTCATTTGAATAGGTTGTGCAACTTCAGTTTTTTTAGTTAAAAAGAATCCTTTATCAATAAAAAATATCTCAGCGACAAAACTATTCAATGTATATTCTGCGTATGCAATAGCATCTGTAATTATTTTTTGCCTTTCAGAAGCGTAATTAGACATAAACAAAGCGTATGCCGTCTCTAATTCTTGTGAACCACCTAATTGACCTGCTGTTTTAATTGAGAATAATGAAGGTGAAATAACACTATGCCCTACCATTATATCGTCAATAATACTTTCCTGCGTTAACAAGTAACGTTGATCTAAGTTATTACCACCTATCTGTGTAACTGAAGGTGCGTTTTCTGCCCCTCTTGAAAAAGTAACTATAATACCGCCTTGTTTATCTCGGTCTGTACTTTCACCTTTAAGTTGATTTACTAATTTACGTTTGTCGTGTTCATTTTCAGGCGCTCCTGTTGGTATGTTTATCATTGTACCGCCTTTGAAACTATTTACTACCTCTGAATAACGGAAGTAATTCATTTCAATGGAAGCCATAATACTATTGATACACCCACTATATGAAGGAATAGGGTACACAGACTTAGTGAGCAAACCTGTTTTAGCATCCACTATATGTTGTTTACTCCTACTACTTACATATAGCAAACATTCATTGTCTTGGTCGGTAACATCTTCAATATTTTTTATCTTCTTGAAACCTGTTTTTTCCTCACTTTGATTTTTCTCTTTCCAATTTTCAGAGTATTCAAACCATTCAGAACTTTCAGTTTTACGTAGCAACTCCGTTGAAACGTGATGCATATCCCAAAACTTCGAGATAGGGTTTTTCTTGAATAATATAGCAAATGAATCTAATATCTCAAAATCTTTGCATATCATTTGTGAAATCTCATCAAGGCTAAATGGAGCGTTACCATTCTTTTTAATCAATTCCCATTTTGACACATCCGTAGTCTTAGCATCTAAACCATTGGAAGAAATGTATTTAACCTTACTATTGATTATTCCTTGATGAATACTTGAATTGTAATATAAACCAACTAAGAATTGAGGATATAGATTATCTTCACCCCAACTTATATAACTATTACCCCTCTTTTGCGTTTCTGTTGGCAACGGAATTTTAGCCTCTCTAAATATGTAATTATCACTCATATATGTTGCGTGTTGTTGGTGTGTTGTAATAAGTTGGTATTGGTGAAGTAGCTGGATTGATTACTCGTGCTTTTCCTTTTTCACAAAGTAAACCATCCGTGTAATTTTCATCATTTGTAGCATCCATTTGGTAAACTTCATAGGTATAATCACCAAAAGGTAAATCAATATCCGTACCTTCAAACAAATGAAATAGATTAAACCTATCTTTTGAAGTCGATAAGTCGGTTAAATTGCAAAAATAATCTTTTTTTGATTGCTCATTTACGAATCTAAACAGCCAAATTATTGGATTTTCTACGTTTAGTTTCTCGTTTAGCGTCAACGCTATTTGATTTAGGCTCTGCGTCCTTAGTATTAACATCATTTTCAAAGATTATAGGTACTAATTTAAACAAAATTTCTCTATTTTCGTTGTTTGCGACAAAGAAACATTTCGTTTTATCAACGTAAACGTTTGTATTTTCAAACTCTTTTTTATATTCCATAAGTTTAGGTATAAAAAAAGGGTAGCTATTAACTACCCTTTTAATGAATTGTTGTTATTATGGGTTAACAATTAAAGCTGCTGCAATAACATCAGATACTTTTGGAGCGTTTTTCTTTTCTTTTCCTACGAAAGTCAAAGTAACACCATTCATATCTTCAAACTTAGTCCCAGAAGTACGCTCAAAATTGAATTTTAAACCATTGTCTAATCCTAACACCTCGTTTGTACCATCATTCATTTTAGCAACTAAACACACTCTATCCTTAGATAAGTCCTCTAATTGTTGAATCATTGTAGCTGTGTTACCAGCTAATTTGATGTTACCTGTAATTTCAAAACCACTTGACGCGTTTTCACGTGTGCCAATTGATTTACAAATAAAATCAGACATTTCAGCATCCACGGTAATCGTATAGAATAATTTTGCTCCTACGTTTGCCATTGCTGTAATCGTACCATCCGTACGGCTATAAGTGTAGTTTGCAACTCCTGTAGCTTCATCCCTTAAAGAACCGATATACCATTGAGCAACACCTGCTACACTATCACAATTCAAGGCATTAAAGCCTGCAGATAATTCACACATATTTTTAAAGTTTTATAAAGGGGGCTTTTACACCCCCTTAATTAATAATTACGCTTTTTTCAATCTAACAAAGTACTGAGGAAATACGTATTGTACACCTAAACGGAAAGAAGTATCAACTTTCAATTTCTCATCGTAGTCATTGTATTTGATATCGAAATTTTCGTCGTCTCTTGAATCAGTACCAAGGAATACCAATGAAGTTGGCACAGCGAAAATATCGCCCTTACCATCCAATGCTGGAATAGTAACAACCTCTACGTTAGTTTGTGGCAATAAGAAACGAATAGAACCACCTTCTGCAGTGTAAGTAATACGATCGTATGCGTTAGCTGTATTCCATTGAGAAATGATAGCTAATGCTTCAGTACGTCCTGTATATAATTCAACAGGTACTTGATTGTCAAACAATTCAGCTGGTATTTTAGTGAATACTTCATACGCTGCACTATATGCGTTTGAAGTTGTCAAAGAAGCATAAGTAGTAGTTGTTTTCAAAACTGCAGAATCAGCCTCTAATGCTTTTTTCAAACCATCAAAGTGTACTAACTCAGCATCTAAAGAGGTAGTGTCACCTAACCAAACGATACGCTCAGCTTTTTTCTGTAATTGCTTAGTCAAGTAAGCCATAAGGATAGTTTCCAAAGGTGCAGGTAATTGACCTTCTTGGTTTTTCATTCCCAAAGCATTTAACACTTGTGTCATTTTTGTGTTTAAAGATTCATTACAGAACTCAACCCCCATGTATAGTGGTTTCGTTGTTAAAACCTTTTCTGTAAAAACTACTGACCCATCAGCTGAAGGTGTACATGCTGTTTTAGCTTGTAACGCAACTGAAGAAGATAATAGAGCAATTTCTCTCGAACCTTTTACCCCTTCTTCCAACATCAATTTTTCTAAGAAAGAAGATGTTCCAACTAAATCTGCGGTGATGTTTGGAAGGTTGTTGTCTTTCCACGCCGCTAAACCACTTACATCGTAACCGAATTTTTCTTTTAATGTTTTTTTAATACTCATTGTTTTTATTATTTAATTGATTTTAAAATATCAGCAACACTCATTGCTTCTTTACTTACTTCTACTTTTTTTCTTTCGTCTTTGAATTTGCTTTCTTTTACACTTGCTAACTCATTGAACTTATCTTCTAATGCTTTGAAACGTGCATCAATGTCAGAAATGATTTTTTCAGTCATCAAAGAAAATTCTTCTTTGCTCATCACTTCGTTTGTCATTGTTTCTTCTTCCTCACTTGGAAGTTCAACGGCATTAACAACACCTTGTGCATCTACAGAAATGATTGTAATCACTCCATCAACGTCTACTTGGTATTGACCTTCAGGTGCTGGTAATTGCGCTCCTGCTTCATCTAAAACAAATACAGGTGTATCTACCGCAAGTTCGCCTTCGTATTGTAAAACGATACCATCAATAGTAGTTACTTCTGCAAATGTTACTTTAACTTCCTCTTCTTTTTTAAAGAAATCAAAGATTGATTTGTTTGGTTTACTCATTTATTTATTTGTTTTTAGTTTAATTTCTTTGTTGTCAAAATAGCCCTCTACTGAGAAGCCACCGAACTCACCTTTTTTTATTCTACTCCATACAGATGGATTATCAATTTTGTACGAAGCAATCCATGTACCCACTTGTAAATTTTGTCCTCTGAAATGAATTGGTAATTGTCTTGTATCAGATATAATGTAAGAAGATACCATTTTAACACCACTCAATACTAAATCAGAGTTGTGTTCTACATTCACATTATCGTTAAACTTATTTGCGTGAAATTTAACTCTAATTAAATGGATTGTTTTAGGTTTAAATAGTACAAACCTGTCAGGATTGCTACGATAAATAGGTGTATTTGCGCTAATCATTACACCCGTAACAATTCTTTTTTCTTCGTTAAAATGATATTTGATTGTATTCTCTTTGTTAAATGCCATGTACGGCTTTCCGTGCGCTGGTTTGAGCACGAAAGCATTGAAATCAACTCCTGTATCTTGACTTTCGTCAACGATTAATTCGTAGAATGGTAACATTTAAAAGAACTTTGTTTATTAAATATAATAATTATTATGTTAAATAGTACTAATAGCTTGTACTTTTTTTGTTTTTTCTTGCATTTTAGAAATATCCGAATCTACAACCACCACTTTATAAGTACTTTGTGCTTGTACTTGTTGTTGTGGTGTAGATATTCCTGTGCCTGCAATTCCCATATTTGCGTTTGCTCCACCTCCTGTTGTTGGTGCTGAAACAGACACACCACTACCTAAAATAGACTTGACACGTGCCATGCTTGCAAATATCTTTGCAGTTCCTGTCGCTAATTGAATATAAGGTGCTAAAGGATTTATTTTGTTAGCTGGATTTGCTGGACTAAATGAAATAGCTGTTAATCCACTAATTGCAGTAGCTGTATCAATCGCTACTTGTGTGATTGCAAATGCTTTTTGAATTGCAGAACCTTGTTTAGCTAAACCTGCTAATTCTCCAAAAATTGATCCAACCGCTGTAATTAATTGTTGTTTACTTTCTTTAAGTGCTAAATCGATTTGTAATTGACGCTCCTTGCTTTCATCTGCTATGTTTACTAAATTAGCTTCATGTTGTGCCTTGATTTTTTCACGCTCACCATTGGTAAGGTTGGTATTTTGCATCTGTTGTTCAAAGTCCAAATTTTCTAACTCAATACGTTTTTGTTGCTTAAGATTAAAGTCTTGTTCCGCACGAATTAATTCAGCCTCAAGTTTTGATTTAGCATCTAAGTTGTCCCTATCTTTTTTCTCTTGTTCTTTCGCTAACCTATCTGCTTCTTCTTTATCCTCTTTTGCTTTCTTGTCTGCTTTTTGTTTTTCGGTTAGTGCGTTTTCTTCATTGATTTGGTTTTCTTTTAATTGCTTTTCAAGTTCTTTAAATTCTTTTTTCTTACCATATTGTTCGGTAATTTCTTCTAACTCTCTGCGATGTTTTTCTTTAAGTGCAACTAATTCCCTTGTATCTGTATCTTCAATATTAGCTATCGTTAAATCGTTAATTTTGTTTTGAAGTTCTTGTTTCTCTTTTAAATTTTGTAACCTTTGTGCTTCGTTTTTTTCTTCATTTTCTTTTGCCTTAGCACTAATCTCTTTTTGTTTTTCAGCTTGTTGTTGTCTTATGGATGTTCTTAAACTTTCAATTTCAATCAATTTTGCATTGTAATCCTCACTGCCTTTTTGAAGTAATGAAAGTTCTTTTTTCATCAACTCTAAGCGTTTTTTACTAACATCCTTACCTTGTGCTTCCATAAGGTCTAATTGTTGCTTAGTGCTTTCGATATAGTGCTTAGTTTTAAGTTCCTTATCCTTTTCTGCATAACCTTGGTTATAAGCCTTTGATACGTTAGAACCAAAGTTTTTAGCTTCTTTCCATGCAGAAGATACGTCACCTGTTAACAAATCCAACATTATCTTACCAACCGATTTAAACCCCTCAATCAATCCATCTATAACACCACTTGCTATTTGTTTAATATTAGTGAAATAAGCACCCACTTTCGCAAGTGCGGGAAATGATTTAGTAATAGCAGAAGAGAATTCTTTCCAATTTGCTATGATACTTGTGATAATAATTACCAATGCGCCTATACCAGTCGTTATAATTGCACTTCTTAATGACCCAAATGCGCTTACTACCTTACCCTTTACCATAGTTGCTAAATCCCCAAAGTCATTACGCAACTCTTTCATGGCACTAATACCTTGAGTTAAGGCAATAGCACCTTGAACTTTAAGCATTTGTTTTTCTATTTCTTCAGTCGAACTACCAAACAAAGCCTGTGCGCCTGTAATAGCACTAAATGACCCTGCTATTCCTTCTGCTGTACGCTGGAATTTACCCCCAAACTTTTCAGGGTCTGCGTCATTGATGGCATCTGCAACCCCTCTCAATTGCTCTTTGATTTTACCTGCCCTTGAAGCTACTTGCTCAAATTCTTTACTCGCTGGGTCTAACCCTTGAAGTTGTATAGTAAGTTGTTTTAATTCCTTTCTTAAATTGGTAAATGATTTATTAGTGTCGTTGGTTGTTTCATTCATTGAATCCCCAACGGCTTTCATTTCTTTCTTTAAATCATTCGATTTTTTTGTTAAGTTCTCAAATTCCTTTGAGGTAGGGTTAAGATTTTGTAATTCTTGCGTAACTTTTTTTAACTCGTCCTGAAGTTCATTAAATGACCTACCTGTTAGTTCCACTTTTTTATTTACATTATCGAAAGCATCCCCAACGTTATCTACTTTAGTTTTGGAATCACCTGTATCAACTCCTACTTTAAATATTATTTCTTCTGCCATTATAATGAAGCTATATAATCGTTTATAATTGTTTCTTGGTTTGTTATTTCTGTTGAAACATTAGCATTTAAAACTTCATTACCAACTTTGATAATATTTGAATAACTACTTTCAACATAGGTATAAGCACCTCTTACTTCTTGTATTACTTCTATCATGATAAACAATTTAAAGTTAATTGGCTAATATCAAACGAACAAGCGTTTGAAGATGCGCCCGAAGTTCTAACCGCTTGCATAGTTATTGGTGTAGTATCACTTGGTAAATTAGTTGTGATAGCACCCTCAATTGTCACGTTATTTTCTAAAGAAGTAACTTTGTAATAAACATTCATAGAGTCAAATGGGTTGTACATTTCAAACACAAAGAAATCAGTAGCAACCGCACCACTAGTTCTGTTTGCAGGGAAGTTAGCTCCTAAATCTATTTTTGTCGCCGTGCCACTTCCATCATTATGAAATATTTGCAAATTAGTGTCTGAAGCATCAGAGCCTATACCGATAATATTTAATAGACTTTCAATAGATATAGTAGAAGATATGCCCAATGAAGCCGTTGTTGCTGTCATCCCATAGAATTGTCTCGCTCCAGTGTTGAATCCTGTATCACTTACACCAAAACCAACACAGAATTTCCACCCTGTACCAATAATATTGAATGCACTTGTTGATCTATAACCACAAATACCATTTAATGCAGGTGTAGATACTCCTATTTTTAATCTTGTTTTTTTAGTTTGTATAGAAGTGTTAGACACTGCCACCGCTGTTGCTGTACCTTGTAAAGTACCTGTTGCAATATTTTCGGCTAATACCGTTGTTGAGTTGTGTTGCGCTCTGTAACCCCTTGCAATTTCTGCACTTCCTACAATCCAATAGTTTTCAGCTAATAATTTAGCATCAATTTGATTTTCTACTGCTTGAGTTGTTGGGTACTTTGTGTTATTAATTACACTGAAATTTGTTGCTTTATTTGTTAACACTTCAAAGTTTGCAACATCATAAATAACCTCTTCTATTCCACTTGATGTACGCGTATAAATACTCCCCGTTGTTGTATTCATGTAAAATTCACCTTCGTAAATATCTGTAGCTAACCATGATCCATCTCTATGGTCTGTTGATGTTGGAATGGTTGCTATACCACTACCTTTTTTTATTATTATCCTTCTTGTTTCATCACTCATTGCTAATTATTTTAGAATTTTTACTAATACCATTTACACCACCTAACATTTTATATACATCTTCATCTGCATTATCAACACCGCCACTAAGGATAGGTGCGTTCTTACTTAACTCACTCATCCTATTATAATCAATAGGAATGTTTGTTACTTCTTGACGTGCCATAATTGATAGGTATGTATTCACGTTCTTATTTGCGCTAACACGTAAGCCTGTACTACTATCAAAAGCCCATGCATTGTTTAAGTCTATTTCTGTTGAACTCCAATAGATATCAGTTGTACCCATTGAACCATTACCATACAAAAATATATCTTCAAGTTCCTCAATGTTAGGTAAATACCAATCAGTAAAACCACCAGCAGTAGATGTTTCACAAAGACTACTCGCATAAGTTCCAACACCTTGTTGATCGTATATACTTGCTGAATTATATTTACCTGTTGACGTATCTGTAGCACCTGTTAAAATGTAGCTACCATTGTACCAAGTTGAACCATACCAAAATATATTCCAAATTTGTAATATATAATCTTCTTTTTGAACTATGTTAATAGTAGCCATTATCTAAGGTATTTAAGTAGTTCAACTTCCGTACTTTCAAAAGCATCACTATCGAAGTCCTTAACAAAATTCAAACGATATAACACACCATTTATTTTCTTAAGCCTTGAGAAATCTAACTCGTTAATATCTTTGTTTGTCAATCGCATATATAAATTTAACAATTTAGAATCAATTGAGGTCAACTCGTTAACGAATTTTGCGTGATATAAATTGAATAGATTAAGTGATGGGTAAGCCTTAATGTCATCGAAACAAGTTAACCTACTTGAAAAATGCAAGTCAAATCGTGGCGCATCTAAAAAGAAATCATTTGCAAATCTAAAATGGTGTACGAATGGATAGTAAGTGTTGTTGGTCCTTGTATCGTTATCGTTGTTTAGAATGCTATTGTTACCACTTCTTATTCCATTGTAATACATTATCATTCCCTTACCTTTATACGGCTTCTTATTACCTGCTCCGTCCTGCTCACGTACAGATATTATCTTCATTAATGAATTGTTCAGCTGAATAGGCACGTATTGAGAGAATGGTAACTGCCAAACTCTATCTCCTACATTCCACGTGTCAACCGCTAAATCGTAACGTCCATAATCATGACCTGTAATGTTTCTGTATTCCGTATTGAAGTAGTCTTTCTCTTCATTGTATCTGAAAATATAATTACTACCCTCAACGAATGCATTTGATTGAATAACCATTTCTTTGTTTACATCTACCTTATCACTCCAATCCTCTGCTAAACTTTCCTCTTGGTAAAAGTCTTTTAATGTGCCTATCGTAATAACGTTGTCTATAGGATCGCTAACATATAGGTAAAACATATTCATAATACCTGTCAAGAATTCCGAACATTTTATTTCAGGAATAAAGTTGGATAAAGTAATAATGCTATTATCAACTATTACACCTTCTTTCGATTGTAAGTCCATGCTTAATGCAGTCCATTCATATTGTACGTTCGCACTTGCAGAATCAGATAAGAAAGCCGTAGTTAATTTAAATGACAATTCTAATACATCATTGATACCTAAATTCACATCGATCGTTTGGTCGAATGTGTACGTTTGGTAAGCATCTGAAATGTTGTAAAGTTTTTGCGTGATTAGGTATGAATTTGAATTGATTTTGTAAGATAATGATATACTGCCACTTTGAGCAGTTGGTGTTGTAGCACTTGTTTTAACCTTGAAAGAGCCTTGCAGTCTTAAGCTGTATTTACCTGCTGAATAGATAATTGTTTGACCAAATACGTTAGTCTTGTTAATATCTTGTACAATAGACGTTTGATTGTAAGTTGAGTAAAATAAAGGGTTGTAAGTTTCAATGTGCTGGTATTGGTTTTTACCAGCTACTTTACCTAAAAAAGTCATATTCTTTATTACGTTATCCGTTGTTCCCGTGTTGGTTACACGTAATTTGTTGATTGTATCTGAATTTAGTTTGTTTTTTTCACCACCACCAAAACCATAGATCAACTTTGTAAAGTTATCACTAGCAAAAATGCCACTTGTTAAGTCAACAGAATAACCCGTGCCTTCCAACGCAAAATCAAATATCTTACTCACACACTCTTTGACGTAAACGAATGGTGTTAAGTCTGTTACTCTGAATAAACTTGGCGCATATTGTTCATAACCATAGTCAATCAATGGGTAAATGTAACCATATCCTTTTGGTTGCCATCCATTGTCATCCGCACCGAAATTTCTATTTGCTAATCCATTCTTAACTATCCCTACATTCCAACTATTTATAACGTTAGGTCGTGTTAATAAGTGATCGTATTCGCTCCAATCCAACTCACCTAATCTCTTATCTTTTAGTTTAGCGAAATAATCAACCGTGTTACTATATAATGTACAATCAAATGTGTAATACCCATTCAATATTTTTACTTCGTTTAACTTAAATTTACCACTAAATACAAGTAAACCATCCTTATAATATTTACAACTCTGTTTTTCGTTAGGCCTGAATGTTATCGAAGTACTTTCTTCTAAGTTCATAGGTAAATCATACGCGCTTATGAAGTAGTTAAGGTTGTTTTGTGTACCCTCTAACGTGATTGATTTACTAAATGACCTCCTACGTTTCTGTGGTTCTTTAATGTCTGCTATCGCAAAGTTCAAAGGAACCGCAACCGCACTACTTAAGTCTAATTCAAAATCGTTAACTATTAATTGAGCATTCATATATTAACAGAATTACGTGTGTGAGTAAATTTGCATTCTAATATTTCGTTAAATAGTTCTTCATGCTCCATTTGTTTAATAGCATAGCTTGAATTCTCAATCTCTATATTTTCGTAAGTAGTATCTTCATTGATATAAACAAGTGGACTATCGTAAACACTAACTAACCAATTTTGTTCGGTCTGTGTTAGCCAGTCAGAAACAATCATTATCTTATCAGTAATAGTTTTCAAATAAGTTAATGTGCCTGTATCCTTCGTATCTAATGTATATGTAGTACCATCCCAACTTCCGAACTGCTTACCATAAGATTTGCTTTGAACATCTGATTTTAAGATACTATTGTAAGTAAATAGGAATGAATCATATGCCCCGAACTTGTTAAGCCACACAACATTTTTACCCTTATAACAACCCTCTCTATTTATGTTTATTCGTTTTATCTCAGAAAATTGGCTACCACCTTGTACTTTTATTGTTAAATACGATGCACTTGCTATCTGTGGTGCTGTAAACTCTTCTAACAATGTAGTTGTAGATATCTTAAATTGTGTTATTTTTCTTGAAGGAACTGCTACGTAACCCATAGCAACAGTGCTGTTTGATGCGTTGTACAAGGTAATAAGAATATCTGTTGCGATTGAGCTTGTAATAATCTGCAGAAAAGTTTCGTCTCCTTCTCTAAGTTCTACATTACCTGTATTATCAGTTAAGAATTTACGAGCTGAACCACCTATAGTATAAT